TCGGGAGTAACCGTGTCGCCGAATAAACCAGGTCCAGACTCATTCTTGAGCGCCTCAACAGCATACCGCTGTAGCCGCTCCGCGATAGCCTGCCGTCCAGCGACACGGTCTCCGTTAAACAGAAGCTTTGCGACGAGCTCTGGCGTATCACCGCCGAACATGTCCTTCTGTTTGATCACTTCACTGACAGGACGACCTTCGTCGCGCGCACGCATGATCTTATGCACCGCGTCGATCAGTTCTTTCGTCACGTCGTGATTAGGCGCGATATGTCCAGCTTCTGCCGCTGCACGCATCTGCGCCCAGGGACCAGCAATATCAGACAGCGCGCCGGTAACATTGCGGATATTGTTGTCTGTGCTTTCAAAGCCACGACGCACAATGTCGTCAGAGCCAAACGCACGCGACATAATTGCAGCCTTGAGACGCTGTACGCCAGATTGCGATAACTTGCCGTCGCTTGTGCCGAAATCGCCACGCTCATTAACCGGCAGTTTGCTCATCACCTCATTAACAAACGCAGCATTAGCAGCGGAATTAACATCGCCCATTTCTAGCTTTGAAAGCACTTCAGGCGTCAGGAACTTGGCGTCGGCTGCGCCTTGCTCCACCGCATTCATCGCTAGGCCGGTTTTCGAGTTAGCGTTTTGCGTGAAATACTCGCGCTGCGATGGCGTCAATTCGCTGGTACGTCGTGCAATCAATACAGGGTTTTTAATGCCCGTCGTGTCGTAGCCTTGCGACTCAAGCCATTTGCGATAGCCGCGAGGATCCCCCTTGGCGTAGTTGTTACGGATGGCCATCGAGCGACCATTGCCGCTTTCAACAACGCCATCAGGACCAACGACAGGAGCGCCCGTATTAGCTTCTGCGCTGATACCGAGCTGATCAGGATTGAGATTGTTGGTGTAGTGCAGAACCTGGTCTTGCGCAGGCTTGCCAGAACGATCACGCGGCTGGAGCTCTTGCGGGAATTTTGGATTCTCAGTGAAATCGGAATTGTGTGAGATTGTCAGGTCATTCAGATCGACGACCTGATGCTGAACATCTACATTTCCACCTGGGTAGTAAACCTTATGCCCACCGGTTGGTACTTTTTGCGATAATCCCGCACCGCCATTAACATTTCCAGGTCCGCTTCCTTCTTGCCGCGAATTTCCAGACGCTGGAGGAACAGGGCGATCTCCTCCGGCGGTCTGTCGTACCGATTCATCACCCTCTCCAGCACTTGCAGCGGCCTCTCCGGCAGCGGCAGCTCTAGGGTCAGATTGTCCAAGTCGTCCTTCAAGGGTGTCCTCTGGCCGTAATTTGCCCTCTTTGACCGCCGCATTCTCCCAGGCGATCTGGTTCTCGATAGCTTTATTTATGGCTTCTTTTGTAGCGCCTTTCAAGGCCGCCAAGTGACGCCAGCTCGTTGTTTCACCATTTGCCCTGCGTTCTGCCGACATTTTTTCCGACAGAAGGCGGTCTAAATCCCTGACATCTTTGAACGTATGGACGTCTTGCAGATTCTCCAGGCGATTAAGAACGCCCGTCAGCTCTGGCGAATGCTCTGTGAACGCGCCCTTGTCCGCCAGGATTGCATCACGCGCTTTTTGCACCGGGCTTGTCAGCAACGACATGTCGCCGTTGGGATCCACCTCGTCGTATAGTTTGTCGATATCTTTCTTCTCTGCGTCGCGAGACTTCTGGATATCCTCACGCAGACGCTGACCGATCTCTGACGGATCTGCACGCTCGCCAAGCGCCGCCATTTCTCGTTGCGCACGCTCGTATAGAGCTGCTTCTGCTTGTTCATATCGTTGCGTGATCGTTGTATGTCGATCGCGTACCGCATTGGGAAGATCAGTCGTGACGGCCGTATCTTTTGGCACATCAGCAAGAGCCTGGTGACGCGCCTCGTTTTGTTGCGACTCGCGCTTGTTGATCTCAGATCCGAATTCAGGATCGCTTCTGAACGAACGCTCTGCTTGTAAAATACCGGTGTCGCCGTACCGCTGACCGAGCGTCAATGGCGAGCCAGGAACGATCTGATCTTTTACCGGACCTTGCGCATCGCCGAAAACAAGCGATTGTTTCAGAGCCTCTGGATCATGCGCATAGCCTAAGAGCTGTTCAGCGGCTTGTGCGTCGCGTGCGCCTTTTGAGAACTGCGCCTTTATTGGTTTGCCAAACTTGTTAAAGCCAGCCTCGCCAGCATGCGCTGCGCCGCCCGATAAAACGCTTGCGCCAAATCCGTACAGCGGATCGCCAGTGATATCCGTTACGCCTGCGCCTGCGCCACCGCCAAGCATATTCAGCGCCGCAGCTTTTGGTGCGATCGTTTCAGCAATAGCAGGTCCAGCTTTTGCGCCTGCTTTAAGCACGCCACTACCTGGACCCATTGCGCCGATGCCGGCTTCTAATGCGCCCTGCGCAATCTTGCCGCCAACAGTATCTGGATCATATCGACCAGTCTTTTCTTCAATAGGCGCAGCAAACGTCTCCGTGTTTGGCATACGCGGACGAAAACCTGTTTTCTCGCCAATCCAATCAGCCAGGTCTTCATCGTAACCTTTAATGCGTTTCTTCTCGATCTCTTCTGGCGTCGCGCCTGTAATTGCGCCAACTGCACGATCAGCGCCATAGCGACCAAAGTCTCTAATGTTGCCTGCCGTACCAGGGATAGACGATAGGCCATGTATCGTTGCCGTCGCTGCGCCTTTTAATGCACCGGAGCCATAACCATCGTCTTCCGTGCGCGTCAGTATTCCTTGAGGCGCTTCTTCTGGGCGATGCTGTGCATGCAACGCCATGAGCTGGTCATCAGACAAGATCTCTGACTTTTGAGCCGGCGCAGACTCCTCTGGCGCGAAAGAGACATCTGCTTTCGGCTTCTCAAGTGAAAGGAGCTGATCGTCGCTTAGAACTTCTGTCATTGCGCTGCCCAACCTTGCCCATTCCAGAGGTACGTCTTGCCGCCAATTGTTTGCGCCGTTTTACCTGCAACACGCTGATCGACAGGAGGCAGAACAGTTGGTTTAGCCGGTGGATTATGTGAACCGACAGCCGTTGCTTCGTCGGCTGCGCGGTTTTCGTAGTCATGGATGTCGTGAGTCTTCATCCATTCTTGATCGAACCGCATTGTGTCGATCGTGTATGGATTCTCGCGACGCCAATTGACGTAATCGTTCAGATAGTCGGTGTTGTATTGGATCTGACCGATTGAGCGCGCAATGATCTGACGGTTTGCTTCAGGCGTCAGCGCAGCATTAGCATTTGCTCTTGCCAGGCCCTCGATCTCTGCGACGAGCGGACGACCGCCCATTGCTTTGACTTGCTCGAACGTGTTCGCAACACCGTTCTTGAGGAATTGCTGTACTTCTTCAGCGGTACGCAAACGCTTCTTGTCGATCGGTATGCCGAGAGAGTCGAGCGCAGCGTAGATCTCTGCCTTTTGCGGCTCGAACTTGCCGGTCTGAAGGCTTTGCTGAATTTCCTGCATGCGCTTTAATCGCGTCAGTGAAAGCTGAAAACCTTTCATCTGGTTAGGAATCTGGACTTCTTCTTTTGCTTGAGCGTTACGCGTCTCTTGCACCCAGGCAGGCTGTGACTTGATGACGGTAGGATCGACGCCAACCTGCTCTAGCAATTTGTCTTTGCGAATGAGCTGCTTTGGTCCGCCAGGTATCGGCTCGATCTCTTCGTAAGAGTTGCGGTTTTCGACATCTTTGCCGGCTTGCATTTCTGCCGCCTTGATAGATGCGCCTGCTTGGCCTTCCGTTTGTACCGCCCAGGGATTCATCTGCACGGTGCCGTCTTTCATCATCACGGTGCGCGATGTTGCAGCGTCTCTTGCTTTTCCAAGATAGAACCGTTGCGCCTCTTCCCACTTCGCAGCCTGGTCGGCCGTGTATGGGCTCTGACGAAGCTTGGCAGCCATTTTGCCAGCCTCATCAGCTTTGGCGCTGAAGAAATACGGATTGCTGTGATTTTCTGAACCGGGCCAGAACTTCGCAGGATCTGGCGTACCGGCAGGCTTTGGCGCAGGCTCGACAGGAGCTGGAGGTGCAACAGGAGGCTCTGTCGGCGCATTGACCTTGCTAGCTACGCCTGTAGCATCGCTTACCGGATTCTGTTCTGGCGGCGTCGTGCCAGTAGGCTCAACCGGGACAGGAGGTCGTTGGACAGGCGGTTGCGTGCTCTTAACAGGCTCTTCAGGAGCAACCTGGATAGAGTTGTTAGGCGTAGGCTGTACAGGTGGAGATGGAGGCGCGACAGGTGGCGCATTTACACCGCCCGTACCGCCAACACCGCCAACACCGCCGACTCCACCTTTGGGGCCATAACCGCCTTCTGGCTCAGATGACGACGGATTCTGTTTGTAGGCGTCTTCAAGAGCTTTGCGCTGCGCTTCTTTCGCTTCGAATTCACGCTGCTTGATTTTCAGCTCTTCGTCCTGGCGCTGATTTTCACGATCTTTGTAACCGTAGCTACGCTCATCGTTGCTCATATCGCGATCAAAACGCTTTTGCTCTAATTCCATTTTCTGGCGCGCGCGCTCTTCTTCGAGACCTGCCGTACGCATGCCACCAAGCGTTCCCAGGCCAGAGGCGAGCGCAGATGCAGCGGCAGCGCCTGCGCCGTGATAATGCCTATTCACCGCATACTGCGCACCAGCGGCAGCTAAAGGCAGGATAACATCGAGCGCACCAAGACCGCCGCTTTCTTCTGCGCCTGGTCCAATTTGTTGCTCATGTCCGTCAGTAGACGCCATCATCGAGCGGTCAAGATATTCTGGACCACCACCCGTGTTACGCGCAGGATGACCGTTTACTTGCAGATTGCTGATGTCCTTAATGCCAGCGAGTTGAGCTTGCGCGTTTAGACGGCCATTCCATGAATTCGCATACTGCGCATACTTGCCAGGATTGCGATCAACCAGACTCTGATAGTGCTCCTGACGAAGCTTGTAGAGCTTGTATGGATCATCGCCAGCTTGTTGCGCCCATGCGCGCGCACGACCTGGTCCCTGATTAACAGAAGCGTCAAACGCAAGACCGCGCATATGCTCCGGCAAATTACCAATGCCAGCGCCGTCCCAATATTCTCTGCGATAAATATCTCGCGCCTGACCTTCAGAGATATTCTTGATGTCCATGCCGGGATGCGCAGCGGCGTTAATGCCGCGATTAGACGGACCGTGTCCGGCGTCATCTGGTGTGTAACCGCCTTCAACTTTCAACACCGTACCGACATGACGATTAAATCCATCGTCTGCCGGCGCATCGCTTCTCGATGTCGCTGCATCTGCAACCTGCACTGCTTGCTCAACAGGCGCTGGTTTTTTCTTTTCGACCTCTACGAGCTCTACTGGCACGTCAGGCGTAGGCGTATCGACAACCTCTGAAACATCGGACGTTGCTTCCGAATCAGGGCCGCCAGTACTGAGCTTTTTGCGACCTGATGAAACGCGACCGCCTCTCTTAAGAAGGAGAAGACCAGCAAGTGCGCCAAGACCTTCAAGGCCGCCACCGGCAGCGCCAGCGGCAGCTTCTGCACCCGCAGCGGCAGCATCAGCGCCAGCTTCAGCGGCCATATCACCCAGACCGGCCGCAGCATCTTCAGATGCGCCCATAAGGCCGTCGCCGGCTGCATCAGCAAGGCCTGCGCTTGCATCGCCTGCCACATCTCCGAGACTGCCTCCTGCGTCGCCAAGAGATGATCCGAGATCTCCCAGGCCTTCAGATGCGCTATTCTCCAGGCCACTAGCTGCTTCGCTTGCATTGTTGCCAAGATCTTTGCCAACCTCGCCAAGACCTTGCGAGGCGTCATTCTCTGCGCCATTAGCTGCATGCTCGCCAATGTTGCCAAGACCGTTTTCAGCTTGCGATGACGTGTTTTGAACACCGTCGGCTGCGTGCTCGACGCTGTCGGCGAGCTGAGTCTTATCGGCAGCATCTTGTACCGGCTTGGTGGCTTGTTCAGTGATCTTTGTTGGAGCAGCTTCAGCACCTTTCGTGCCTTTTTCCATGAGACCTTTCATCTGGTCCATGCCCTGCTTCATCATTTGTTCGGCTTGCTTGCCGCCTTCGCCGCCGCCTTTTTTGCCGCCACCACCCTGACCAGACATCTTCATCATATCCGGTGGTTGAGAAACCATCATTTGTGGGTGATGTTGATCGTTAAGCACTGAGGCAGGAACGATGTTGTTTTTCATTCCCTGTTCAAACGGCATGCTTCCGCCGTTTGGTGCAAATGGCACGCTGCCACTTTCGTTGTTAAATGGCATGACGCCGCCGATTGAGCGACCGATACGACCACCGCGTGCAGCAAAATCGAGCATGCCAAGATCTGCATCAGCCATTTGCGAGACGCCGCCGGCTCCATCTGTGCCGTAATCCGTGCTATCGGTCGCATCAGCGACAGAAGAGAGATCCGATGGACGTGCCGGCGGCAACGGAGCGCTGTCGGTGCTTGCCGGCGTTACTTTCGGGAACTCTTCGCCAGATGGTGCAGGCGTCGATGCGACCTGGGCTGCCGTTGTTGCGGCAGGAGTTGATGTGCTTGCAGCCGTATCAAATGCACCGCCTAATCCGCCTGATCCGCTGCCGCCAAACAGATTGCCTAATCCGCCGCCTTTGCCACCTAATCCGGCGAGGCCCTTCATCTTTTCCAGGGAGCCAGCAATATCTGGCGGTGGATGTTGAACTTTAGGCTGAGTCAGCTCTGCTTTTGGAACATTGATTGACGTTGGCGTTAATGCGCCATGTCCGCCGCCCTTTCCTTGCGGGACGAAACTATTGCCGCCAGGGCCTGCTTGGCCTGGATGCTTATTGGCATACATCTGCGACTGCGCAGCAAGAGCGCCTGCTAAACCGCCGCCGGCAAAATGCTCACGATGATTAGCGCCCAGGTGATGACCGATGCGTGCAGCGTCATCAGTTGCGCCGGCATAATCCATCGCAAGCAAGCCATCGACGTTATAGACGTGTTCTGGTTGTTTCTGAGCGACCTCGTCAGCCATCAGACCGAGCTGTGGCGCACCACCCATCATCGAATAGCGATAGATCGGTTGGTCATCGAACGTCTTACCGATGACCTCCGGCTTGTCAGCATCACCACCGCGTGAGAACCCGCCAACGCCGCCCTTCAAACGCGGATCGGAGAAACCAAGCGGCATTGACATCGACGTACCGCTTTGCGTCGTCGTTGAGCCATACAATGGACCAAGACCGCCATAGATATCCGCCAACCATTGCGTGGTCATGAAGGGGTATGCCTTCATTTGCAGCCATTGGTTGTACATTGCGTCTTTGCCGGCCTGCTCTGTTTGTTGTTGCAGCGTGCCTGCGCCGAGTTGCGACTCGAGTCCCTGGTTGATGCTATTGTTAAGGTTTATACCCATCTGCGCTTGTGAATTACCAAGGTTTGTTAATCCAGAAGCATTGTTCGCCAATTGCTGAGAAGCAGCCAATTGACGTTGCAGATCTTGCTGTTGCTGGGCTTGTTGCGCAGTGTAATTTTGATATTGCTGCGTACCGATTGCGGCTTCTTGCTGACCGGCAGCCAGTTGACGTTGTAGATCAGATTGCTGAAGAGATCCGGCTTGAGAGCCGATCTGACCAAGGCCTTGGCCTGCTTGAATAGCACGCTGAAGATCTGCTTGGTTCTGTCCACGCTGACCAACGGCCGTGCTTAACGCCTGGCTGTAGTTTTGATTTTCTAATCCGCCAAGCACATTCGCATTTGCGAGCTCTTGTTGCTGTGCAAGGTTAGCCGCCGCAATGCCGGCGCGATCGCCGCCAAATCCACCACTTTCGATCGCATTGCCCAACGCGCCAGACATCGCCTGATTGTTTTGCTGACTAAGCAATCCCATCGTGGAGTTGATGACGTCGTTTTGGTACGGCGACAGATATTGGTTGATGTCCTGCGCACTGACTTGGTTTGTGCCTTGGCCACCATAACCGATTAGCCCAGCACCGCTTTGAAGATAGGGGTTTGCAACATCATAGCCGCCAGGAGCTGACGCAGCATCAGCCGTCAGATTCATTGCATTGTTGTAATAGGGGCTCGCAATATTTGTTGCGCCATAATTTGCGACAACGCCATTTCCTGCCGCCGTCGCTTGATCGCTCGATGCGCCATATAGATTCGAGGCGCTACCAAGAGATCCCATGCCCTGGTTCGTGTAGGGCTGCGCAGTATAGATATTGTTATCGAGCCCCTGGATAGCAGAATTCTGCGTATCGTTGATCTGCGCAACAAAGCCATCAGGCGTATTGCTATAGTTCTCCCACGGGGTAGAAGCCGCCTTCTGCGCCAGAGGGTTAATCGAGCGATACATATCCAAAACTTCAGCGGGTGGCGTCACTGTGGACGTACCGTTGAAGCTTGTCATTGATGCGCCTTGTTGGCCCCCACCGCCGCCACCTGCACCCATACCCATAGCGATAATCCCTTTATTCTGCCGCAGCTAAAGCGGGAGCTTCTTCGGTTGCAGGGGCAAAACCATCTTTGTGATGCTGTCGCCCGTACAAGAAAAACGCGCCTGCTTGCGGTCCAAAGAAATGCTCGTACATGCGAGCTTTTCCGCGAAAGCCAATTGCCGTTGATATGCCGACAGCAAGAGGCATTTGCATTTCATCAGATACTTTCTTGGCAAACTCGATCAGCTTTCCAGCGCGAGACTTGATACCAAGCGATCTGCCGCCACGACGATATTCAGGACGCACATAGACAATGCGCTCTTCCAGAAATTCTTCGTCGCTGTACCAGAGGTTTGTGATCTTCAGGACGATACCACCCTCGATGCGCTGCCCCGGCTTTCCGATGACGCCAATAATGCCAGACTGCCGATGCAGCGCAGGCCAGATATCGAGCAAAAGCTTTTCAGGATTTGCTTTCGCAATTCCGATCTCATCATTTGCAGCTATGCCCATCTCCATGAGTTGATGGACATCTTCAGGTGTTGCTACACGCACTTTGAATTCGTCAGACATGGTTGCCCCACTAATCCCGTTTAGGTCCAGGCAGTTTCTTTAGAGTCTGGATCGTCTTCTCCCGATACTTCACGACAAAGCCATCGAGCGTATTGTGACCCGCCTCTAAATCACCGCCGCCTATTCTATTAGCGATTGTTTGAGGTGCGAGGATGTACTCGCCCCCAGCGACAACAACTTCTGTTACGTCGTCCCCTATTTTCTTCTGCTTTCCGAAAAACTTGTTAAGCAGCTCAAACCCAGCAATCGTATTCCCCTCTCCAAGACCTGAAACAACATCAGCGGTTAGGACATAAGATCCAGCCGGCACATTGATCGGCAGATGATCTGTCCTTCCGCACACGTTGCTTGGTATGGGACCAACCCAGACCTTGTTAGAGTTAACAATCATCATCAGTCTTTCGAATAGGTCACTGTTACGGCCTGATCTTTGCCAGGAGCAACGACAAGACCGTTCGTGAAGCGAAACGAAGCTTGGTAGATCCCTTGCGTATTAAGGATCGCCTTTAGTCGCGCGCTTGGATTGAGATTTTCGACTGTGGCAGCGTCATAAATGAATCCGGCATCTGTCCCTGCATCGACCACAGAAACAGACACAAGGTTTCCAGAACCAGTACAAACAACCGTTGGCACTGAAATGCATGAAGACGAAACGTCGCCATAGCCTTTGCGCTGGTAATCATTCCACGATTGATTCAAGAGACTTGTCGCAACGACAAGATTCTTCTGCGATGTGAGAAAATCAGCTTGTGACGCCATCAGAACTTCCCATCTTGAATTGCGCGGTACCGCAATGCGCCGATACGCCAGAACGCTTGCGTGTTTTGTGGGCCATCGACCTCGTTGATCTCAATTGCAACAAGACGGCCTCTAAATCTTGGCGTGAGATATTCTGTTGTTTTATCGAACGGCATCGGACCAAATATCTTTGGTGTATCGCCAGGGTAATCAGTGACCCAGAACGTGATATTCAGGTTTGCAGCCGTTGAACCTTCGTCAAATCCCCATTTGAAATCGGGCCAAACCTGATCGAGGAAGATCTTGAACTCGCCTTCGCCTACCTGGGCATAACCCGTCTTGAAAAATGACGGCATATTTTGGCCGTCTGCATCGAGCGCGGTCTCATGCTGGTAAATGAACTTATCTGCGCCTGCGCCAATTGGCGGACCGAATACTGACTGATTGATCCACGCGGTACGATCGAGAACGCCGTAATCCCAGCATTGCAGAACAGTGTTATATTTGACGTAGCGACTATTTTCACCGCTCGACAATGTCGTCGGGTAGTACCACATCACCTCGTTGAAATTGGAATTCGCAGCAAAGCGGATCTTATCGACGTTATCCAGATCCATGTCTTGGAAAATCACGTCCCATATCGGGCATGGCAAAGGCGTCGGGCCTTCACTGCCAAGAACGAAGAATTGAGATTGTGACATCCAGTAAACAGCGCCGCCAAGAGATCCGGCCGCTCTACGCGAGATCAAACCGCAGCCCGTACCAATTTCTGTGAAACTATAGACGTACGGCAGACCAATGTACTGCATCGACCACAATGCAATATCGGTCCAGATCAGAGCTTGTTGCGGACCTTGGATGCCGCCGACAATCTTTGAGCCTTTTGATATGCGATAGCTACCAGCCTGATTTGTTACTGTGGCTGACCAGGTCGTATAATCATTAACGTCGCACCAACGTACAAGCAGCGGATCTTTAATACCGGTAAAGGAGCTCCCCCAGGCAACGATCTGACGTTGAGGCATCGCGACGAAGCAACCGTCATTAACGAGCGGACCTTGTGAAATAACAGCCGCTGTCGCCTGGTTAGCGATAGGAGACCACTGAAAGATAGGTCCACCTTCTGGACAGGCGATGAGAATCTCGCCCCAGTTATCCAATGACCAGCTTGTCGCTGTAACGGGGATCTCTATCTTTGGCGTCGGCGGAACAATTGCGCCAATACCATAACCGCCAACACCGTACCCACCGAGACCGTAGCCGGCCTGAACAGGGACAACATAAGCAGAGTTGAAATACTGATATATCGGGCGACCGAGATTAAGAACGGTGTCCTTAACGAATAGCACGCCAATAGACGTGATCGAGCCTGTGACGGTCGTGTCTATCTCTACGCTGTAGTATCCAGCGCCTGTGACCTTCCATTCGCCGTTATAAGCATTCGGTACGAACGAAGACAGGTAGATCGTATCGCCGACATTGGCGTTATAGGGAGAGCTATACGCAATCTCCAGCTTCTTACCGTCACCGCCCTGGGACTTGTAGAAATAGCCAGTATCAGTCTCGAAATTCCAATTGTTGGTGGATGCTACGGTGAAGAAAAACTCGCCAACTGATGTGACTGTATATTCTCCATCCAAGCTTGGCTCTGAATCCTGCACGCGGATCTTGTCGCCAACATCGACGCCATAGGGTGCAGATAGATGAAAATATGCGTTCTGACCGTCACTGGATAAGCTTAATGGGCGGCATGCCAGGGTTGACGTCGTTGCAACATTAGACGCGGTGATCGTAAACGTGTTGACGGGATCATTAACGTCAAGCAGCGAGACAATATAGTTGCCGTAAAGGCTAACGGTGCCGGCATATACAGGTACGATAATTGGAAATGTATCCCCTTCCGCATAGCCGTGATTAGGCAATGTCACGGTCACATAGGGAGAGCCAATCGCGAAGTCGAAGATAGGCAAAACGCCGCCACCGCCAACGGTCGCCGTTGCAGGCTTTGGATTTCCTAGCACGTCCACAGAAACGATGCTGTAATGCGTCGCATCGACATACGTGACATCGTATGCGCCAAACAGAACAATGCCGCCAACGCTGATATGCGTCTTGATGTAGACAGAGTCGCCCGTCTTTACCTGAATTTCCTTGTCTTCAATGATACAGATAGGAGATCCGCCGGTCGTCGATATATGCACATAAGGCTCGGTGAACTGATAGCCTGGCGTAATATCGGCCAATGAACCGTTCGTTATTACCGACAATGACGTGCCGATAAAGACTGAGCCCAGCGTCGTGCATGCGCCTGTATAGGTCGTATCAACGGCTAAATAGCCCTGCGTCGATACAAGCACACGATGAACACCATTTAGCGCTTCTGGCTGAAAGCCATTCAACGTGACATATGCACCGGTCTGAAAGTAGTTCTCAGGAGCCGTGTAAGTGATGATAATTTCTGCGCCATTGGCGTATGCCGTGTCAGCATTGACGAAATTTGTCTGACCACCGCAAGCAAGATGCTGCCCATCGTTTGTATCTTGCCAGGCCCAAAGCGTACGCGTGATCGTGCTTAAGCTGCCCGTGAAGAACTTTTTCCACCCACCAAGCTTTTGAACAAGACCCAATCCCTGATTGTCAGGCACAAAACGGATCAGGTTTGACTCGGATAGCTGCGTCTCGTTGAGCGCAGGCGTCCTGTTTCTGTTTACGCCAGGAACAAATTTGAGCGTAGCGTGGGACATTTATTATCCCCGCGACGGTGTTGATACTGGATATATCGACTTATCGGACCAGGCAGCGGCCTCGAACTTTTTGCGCGCCTCTTCCATCATCGCCGCTTTCATCGCTGTCTGGTACAGCGTCTCATAATTGACCGGCATTTGCGGATCATTGGCGGCATTCGATGAAAAGTTACGCTGATAGCCGCTGACGTAGATCATTGCGGCATTGATCATAAGATCAGGCAGGAATTGACTGATAAACGTGGTCGGATTCGTTGTCGAAAGGCTGTCCGGCCGGATCGTGCCAACGATCTCAAGCTTGTACGGTGCGTCTGGATACGGACCAACGATGAAGGACAGATTGCCCTTCGCCTCGCCTACAGGTGCAAAATACTTTGGCAATCCGACGTATCTGGAATCACCGCATGTGGCGTCGATAAATTCTCGCGTCGCTGCCAGTAACGGTACGCGTATGCCGTTATCAGGCCCTGTCGCTGACGATGGCGCGATGACGTTGATCTGTTCTGGAACGACAAAGGTACCGGCAGGAATCGTGATCTGCCGATTATTAGCCGTCAGGGCAAAAGACGTGTTCGCGACAGACGTGAAAAGTAGGTCCAGCTCGCGATATATGCGATTCTCGGCATAGGTTATCGCTTGCGGCAAAATCGCAAGGAAATTGGCGTCTCCAGATGAAACGACAGCCAATGTCGATATCTGATTGACGAATCCCTGATAGTTTAATCCCGCTGTCATTCAGCGACGTGGTTAGATACGCAGTTACACGTTGAACAGATAGATAAAACTTGTACCGTAAGTCACCGCGTTTGTAACCATCTAGGCTACTTTCCGTCCCTTTTATTGGGCGTAGGGGCCGGCTTGGTGATTCCTTGCGGGAATTCCAATTGCGGAAAAGCTTCCTTGTCTAAAGGCTTGTCACGGCACTTCAGCGCCATCTCGATCATGCGATCGTAGAGCTCCGCGCGCTGCAAGTCTCTCGCGGCAATGTATGCGTAGATTCTCGCGTCGTTATACATCATATAATAACCCAAGCCGCCCAAAATGATTAGAAGCAAGAGGACCATAGCGATTAATGTTGGGTTCACCTTGTAGGCATCGAACACCCTGTTAGCGACAGTCGTTACCGTCCCGCTGTCCCGATAAATGGTTTCTTGGGTGTATCTAGGCTCACGTCTTGGTGGAGGCGGTTTATCCAAGCCTCTCATCCCTGTCATAGTCAGCGTCAGCAAAAGCTAGCCCAGATTGCGCGCCATACTCGTCATGCAGTTCATCCATGGGGTCTAGCTCTGCGACTTGCTGTTCATCGTCAGGGAACACAATTGCGATAATCTCCTCCCGAACAGCATCATCCTGTAAAGCAAGCTTCAACATAGCTATGAACTCGGCGCTTGCTACGTCCGGCATTGGCGGAGCAATAGGCTCCTGCCGTTCAGCCGCAATCAGCGCAGCGCGGAACTTCTCCGCATAGCCAGCAATTAATTGAGCGCGGTCTGTGCCGTTAATGATACGGCGCGCATTAACATAATCCCTGCGGCCTTTACCGATATAATCTGACAGCCGCTTACCAGTAAACGCGCCAGTGACCATGCCCTCAAACGTGGCGCGCAAAGCAATCGGCCAAGACAGGCCATCATCAATCGAGTTAATGCCCCATCGCTTCCAGTTTGCCGCCCACGTTATCTGAATGAGGCCGACACCGATATGTGGAAAATATTTTTTGCTTCGTAAATATCTTTCGCCGCCACCTTCTTTGACAGGCCGCATAACCTTGCCTGTCTCATGGTAGATGGTCGCTAACACATACGCCATTTCATCAA